GGTTACTAAAATAACTAATCTTTTACTTTCTGTCGAGACAGCTTAGCCTTCGCCTTCCGCTTACTCGCAAACTTCTCTCGGACGGTAATACCCGGACCAACTAAGGACCGGACCGTCAGAAGGAGCTTGTAAGCCCTCATTCGAGTCACTCGTCTATCGATACTTTTTGGGGTATTGATATTCGATAATGACAAGAATGAGGTAGTAGAGTACGAAGAGAACCCTTTCCCTCATTTTATGAGGTGATCGAGTAACTCTAAGTGCCTACGAGGAAGGAATGTATCAAGTGGTGAGAAGTCCTCATGGGACGACCCATCCTTACTTGATACAGGGACCTCAGGAGCCTCTAAGGACAGCTTGGCAATTACTTCGAGAAAGAAGTTCTGGCCTGGTCCTTTGAGATAGTGACCAAAGTTTACACAAAAGTTCGTGAAACCTGGTACTTCCCTGAGAGGGGGATTCCTACTCTTCCCCAGAAGACCCAGTTCGGATTGAAGGAGAGATGTATAATCTTTCTGTAGATCTTTACTGAGTAGCTTAGTAGCCTTCTTAAAATCCTTGATTACAAGTATCTGGATTTTATTTAGCGTGATCTCTATAGATTCAATCTTAATTGATGAAAATATAGAGAGGATAAGAAGCTGGTTCGATCTCAACTCTTGTTGCCTTATAAGGCTCAAGTTTTGAAAGAGTCCAGGGACTTTTCCCTCTTTCACATGTTCTTTTCTCTGAGTCATAAAAGACTTAAAGATAAAGTAACGTATGAAAGAATCACCTAAGCTTTCTCTTAATCGCTTTCCAAAGATTGCGGTTAAGAGAACTTCTAAGTCGGGTAGGCTCTGTCTTCTCTCTCCAACGACGAGTCCTATGATATGGCTTAGAAACTGGAATTTACAAACCAGTCCCTGTTTAGTCAATAGGATCGTCGGGAGTGGACTTAAATTACCATCACTACAGATTAGTTTCCTTGCGAATTCTAATCCGTGTTTTGGCCTAGGCAAGATACTCTTATGATCAGAGATATCAACACCTAGTGAATTTAAGATCCAGCGGTACTTCAGAGCTACCTCCTCTCTACCGATGACAACATCATCACCCAAGACTAGGTAATCCTGAAAGTTACGTTTTCCAACCAAAACCCCGGAAATACGTACTAAGCAGTGATTGGTAATGGCTAACATAGCTCATGAGCTATATAGTCCTATACCCTGTCCTACAGAGTATTGTAACTTCACACTTTTTCCGCAAGGAAGTCGTGTGTTGAAACTAAACTCTGATATGACAGATCCTCAGTCTCGGGCCAC